GAATGGCCCGCCTGTACCTTCTACGGTATCGACATTAACCACCAACGTTGTTCCAGAATAGCTGGTAACAATAGCATGCATATGACGGGCTGCATCGTATACAATGGTAACGTCCTGTGTCGGGGTATAGCTAAGTCCCGACTGTACAGTAAATGTCTTGGAACCAGTAGTAAGAGAGTGGGATGATGTGCTAGTGGTTAGATATCGATCCCCACGATTTGCCAGCGTAAATGCCGTAGTAGCAATCTGTGTGGTATCAGTTCCAGCAGCAGCAGTAGGTGCTGTCGGGGTTCCCGTGAGAGCAGGGGATTCAAGATTGGCTTTTAGATTAAGAGCGGTCTGGGTCGCCGTGGATACAATTTTATCGGCATCACTGGTGTTATCGACATTAGAAAGCCCGACATCAGACTTTGTCGCGGAAGCTCCGACAGTAGCCCGCCCCTTCGCATCAACGGTTACCTTGGTATAGGTTCCCGCGCTTACGCCCGTAGTCGTTAAAGTTGGATTGGGATAGGTTCCAGTGAGGTCTCCTCCTGCGGGGCCACTGGGCGCTGTGGAGATGGTTCCCCATTCGGGGGCGGTGGCTCCGCTGTTTACCTTTAGGACTTGGCCCGCTGTTCCGATAGGAAGTCTCTCGTTGACTAGCGCCCCGCGATAGAGGGTGTCGCCTTGATTAGTAAGGATAGACTCTCCTCCTCCTCCAGAGGTTCCGTAGCGAGGAAGGATTTGCCATCCACGGGTAGACCCCGTGTAAATCATTGTGAAGTAGGCTCCTTCGACGTTGCAGACGAGGTTTTCTTCGATGGATTCGATTCTCTGTCCGTTTCGGGCGATGATCAGAGGATTAGTGTCAAAGGTCTCCGAATAGTCGAAGATATCGATAGAGTCACCTTCGTTCGGGTTTAGTGGGAGAGTTAGGGTAAACGTGCCTCCAGAAGTATCGGCGGCGATATTCTGTGAATTGGATAGAGTTTGCGGACTAGAGACTACTGTATAATTAATGTTGGCTTGCGGGCCAGTTGGGCCAGACGGCCCCCGCTCCACCACCTCAATGATCTCAATCTCCCTCTCTGTAATCTCAATGACCTCTTGGCTCATCGGGCGATCTCCTGATAGACTTTAGCCTTACCTGTGGCGAATGCGATATAGGTATAACCGAGGTAGAGTTCGATTTCGTAGACGTTGTCGCCTGCTGTGAGGTTTGCAGCCTGTGTGGCGGTGATTTCGATTTCGATGGTGCCCGCGCTTCCACCCAAGGTAATCCCGTTTCCAGAGGTCAATGTGAGCAAGGTAGCACTATCCTTGGCACACTCCCGAATAACCATGTTGGCCCCGTAGCCCGAAAGATTGACTGGGACATTAGACTTCCCCTTACAAGACTTGGTCAGATAACGAAACTTCGCCGTCCATGTCTTCCCTTGGACGATTTCAACATCTCTCTCAAGTCTCCAGTAGTTGGTCATTTATAAACTGGTAGCCAGAATTGATTGGTTCCAACACGAATCTCAATGAAGTCATTGATCTGGTTGTTGGTTGCGGGGTTTGAGTTGGTGTGGTTGGTGGAGAAGTCTACAAACCCATTAACCACAAGATTGGTGGTTGCCGTCACAGTGCCAGTAGCTGTCAGAGTTCCAGATGCCGTGACATTGGAGAAGGAGACGTTGTTAGTGGCTCCGAGTTCTATGGCAGTGCGGAAGTTGGCATTGTTGGTGTTGGTGAGGGCTGGGAGGCCGAGACCGAGGTTGGTGCGGGTTGTGGCAATGTTTGATGCGGCGTTTGAACCAACAAGAGAAATTGATCCATTGTCAATTTGAACAGTCCCTTGAAATGTTTGTGTTTCGGGCTCGTAACGAAGATCACCTAACCAATAAATTGCCCCATTTGAAAAATTAAGTTGCCCAGCATCCAAAGAAACATTTTGAAAAGAAACACTATTTGTTGTTCCCAACCCCAAATTAGTTCTGCTTGCCGCCGCATTAGCTGCTGCATTGGTTCCCGAAAAATAGATAGGCTCAATGTAGGAGATGTTATCGGCTAACATCCATGCTCCGTTGCGATACATCAGTAGAACCGCTTCATCAAGCTGGTTAAGTGTAATAAGATTAGTTGCTGCGCCCAATTGCCTGATAGCCGTTACCGCATTGGTTGAATTGGCAAGATGGGTAATAGTAGCTCTATCTCCTTCAAATGTGGTTGCGGGATTTGTGGGTAATGTCACCGTATTGGTAACCCCAGATACCGAAGGAGCTAGGCTAAACAGAAAAAGATTGCGACTATTTGTGGCGGCATTTGTTGATGTTCCAGTAACATTTGTCTGATATTGGACAGTTGTGGATATCGGGGCTACTGCCCAGAAATTAGTCGGGCTTACTACAGATCCACCTGTATCGACCAATACTGGATTAGTGTTAGATCCAAAAAGTGCAGCTTGGAATGTGGCTGCGTTTGTATTGGTGAGCCCAGTCCAAGGCATTCCAAGATTGGTTCTGCTTACTGCCGCATTGGATGAGGCATTGGTGCCCAAAAAAAGTATAGGCTTTCTAACAATAATTGTACCGCCTGCCGCGCCATCAATCGAAAAAAATTCAACACCATTTTGGTTAAAAAATAACGAGTCAGCCCCATAAGTTATGGAGTTTGTTATTTCTCCGTCTTGGTATAATTCAATACTTTCAAATCTAACAACATTTGTTACCCCAAGCCCGATGGCATTACGGAAGTTTGTGGCATCTGTATTGGTAAGCGCAGACCAACCCAATCCAAGGTTTGTTCTTGCGGTTGCGGCGTTGGTGGCCCCAGTTCCACCGCTTAATACAGAAAGCGTTCCATTAACATTGCTAAAATTTACTGATGGAATATTAGATGCTGGAATTTGACCAACAATATTTGTCGCCTGTAGATTTGTTAAATTTACTGCATTACTTGAAGACAGATTTGTCAGAACAGATGAAGCAGATTGAAACGCAGTTGAAGGATTGGTTGCTGCCGTCCCAAGTCCAGTGATGTTGGCGGCTGTTAGATTGGTAAGTCCTGCACCACTGCCATTCGTGGCCAAAGCCCCAATAGTGGTTCTGGCTGCTGCGGCGTTGGTGGCGATAAACAATGCATCTCCTACTGTCGTTGAGCCTAAGTTTTGTCGGGCATTAGCCGCGTTGGTGGCTCCTGTCCCACCCGAAGCAATGGCCAGAGTTCCGCCAATATTGGTAAAACTTACTGTTGAAATATTAGATGACGGGATAATTCCCACAATGCTAGTGGCTGTAAGATTGGTTAAAGCCCCACCATTGTTAGCGGCAAGGTTAGTAAGACTGGCTGAAGAAGGTTGAAATGCTGTGGCGGGATTTGTCGCTGCGGTTCCAAGACCAAGCGCCGCGCGGGCGTCAGATGCGTTGGTCGATCCCGTTCCACCCTGTCCAACACTCAATGTTCCAACGATGTTAGATGCAGCAATGTTGGTTAGGCTTGAACCTCCTCCAGAAGCAAGGTTGCTAAGTATGACCGAAGACGGTTGAAATGCGGATTCAGGATTTGTGGCTGCGCTTCCCAATCCTAATCCAGCCCGCGCATTGGAGGCATCGCCACTCCAGAAATTGGTGGGCTGGACTACAGCGTTGTTGGTTCCGACAAGAACATTGCGGGTTTGGGAGTAGCCAGAAACAACCAAGGCTCCAGAGATAAGTAGGGCAATTAAGTTTTTCATTGTTACATTAGTCGCTTCCAAACTCTTTTAGTTCCAGTTTGGCTATCATAGTCGTTAGGTCGAACTATGAAAGGCAGATTTTCAGCATCTGTCCCTGAAGACAACTGATAAATAGCAGGGATTCCGTCAATAACCAAAAAGATAACAATTCCAACGGCATAGGTTCCGCTAACTGTATTAAGACTGTCCAGATTTGTTGATCCGCCGCCATCTAATCCCGTAATCGAAGGCTCAACACGAAGGATGTTTACGCTAGGAGTTTGGATCGGGGTCGAGGACACGCCGATAACGCTAGAAGACGGAATAGGAATACAGATCTTGCTCATTTATCGGGTAACCTCTGGTGAAATGATAACGTTGCCTTGCAGGATGCGGGTTGTGACGGCCCCGTTGTAAAGTTCAAGGTCATATACGGCTTTATTACAGACCGAGAGCGATGCCGTGTCAGACGCCGAAATAAATAGTCTAATAGATCCTGTAGCCTCATTCAAGACGATTCTACCATTAGTTGTAGACAATTCAAGAATTAGTGCTTTGGATTCGGGCTTTGACCGAATGTGCATCTTGGCCGTATAGCCCGCAAGATTAACGGGGGCTGAGGGTTCGCCCGTCTCATAAAACAAAGTCTGGTTAAAAGTCGCGCCTTGGAATATACAGATATCCGCTTCGGCAATCGGTAGTTGAGCCATAAATGGCAAATAGAATCTACCAATTCTTCCTTATAGTCAAGGCTTGTTTGAGTTTTTTAAACGTCTCTTTGTTGAGTCGTTTCTTTTCCTCAATCGCCTCGCTGCCAGCCATAGCTCCAAATACCTTACGAGCAACAAATAGTCCTACAGCAAATGAGTCAAATAAATCGGGGGACTTGCCGATGCGCTTTTTCATGTCGGTCTTGGACTCAATGATGATCTTTCTGGTTCGGCGCACATACTTTCTTTGAGTCATCTCCCACGCCAGATCAGGGGTAATCCCCTTGAGTTGCTCACACTCCAAGAAGTATCGGGCGGCGAAACAGAGTTCTGACGCCATATTGTGGAACAATTCCTTGCCAACTTGCGGTTTTCCTGTGACCTCGTTTCTCATGGCGTATTGGGCACTGACTGGCAGATCGGAAGCCGCTCCTGCAAAACTTACTGCATGCCAACCTTTTAGGATTTCTCGTTCTCCGATTGACCAGAAAATACCGCCAGCCGAAGCATCTACCCCCATCCATTGATTTGGAATTCCTAACTTAAGAGAGAGATCGTGGATTTGCTGGATCATTTCGTATTGGAAGTCTTCTTGAGACCCTGCCCTTCGGTTGAGGACATACTGTTTCTCGACAGCTATCGCCCATTTACCACTGATCAGCTTGCCATACTTGAGGTGGGTAAACACGAAGCGGTCACCGCCTTCAGTATAACTGGGGTCGATTCCTGCAATATCTTTCGGAGTTCCATCCCAGATTGGCTTGTCTAACGCCCCATGGCGAGCCAGCAGGATGTCCGAGACAATCGTGGAATCGTCAGCGTCAGCAGGAGGCCAGAAACCCCTGAACTTCCTCCAATACTGTGGATTAAGTTCTCCAAGCTCCTTTCGGGCCAAGGCCACATCATTGGGTTTTGGGAGAAACGGATAGCGCAGTCCCTTGCCAGCATCGAACGATTGTTGGTTGGGATTGTCATTTTCTGAATCAAACCTGATACATACTCCCTCAATACCAGCCACCCGTATCTTCCAGTTCGGGGTTTGCTCGTCCACACTCATCCACCCCTTGATGGGTTCGCAAAATTTTCCATGGGGATCGAAGATGGAAGACGGGTTGCCAGCGCCGACGATATAAAGTTCTTGTGCGCCCTTAAATCCCCAGACCGCTTCGTTGATTACCGAGGCTGAACAGTCTTGTAACTCGTCTATTATCAACACGATACGACGATTCTTCTTGCCCTGAAGCCGCTTTTGGGCATCGTCCTTGTATTCGTCACCCGCTGCCAGAAGCATAATAGACGAGGCATCACTGACTCCTGTTTCGGGGTCGATCACAGCACCCTCTTCGTCCGAGAGCTTTATAATATCCATGGACTCAATGAGTCGGCCAGAGGCTAATCCCATGTTTCGGGCCTCGCGATACATCTTGACCAGTGCTGCCCAGATACGCTGCTTGGCGTCTATTTTCGACGTAGAGACCACAATGGTCATTGTATTGATTGGATCGCAGAACCAATTGACCAGCGCAAACGCCGCCATGCCGTAGGACTTGCCAGAGTCGGTTCCGCCAGCTAGACCTGTAACACTTCGGACAAATCGGTTTCCCGTGGCATCGTCCACTTCATAGACTTGGTTGCAGAATGCCTGTGCGCTGAGTTCCGCCCACCTGTGCCATTGGAAGGTTGGCCAGATTGCCGATACAACATTGCGATAATGTCGAGCCTTGCCAAGTCCTCCTTCTTCGGGGGTAAGTCCCTGTAAGAAGGCGTCCATCTCAATGCGGATTGGCGTAATTGCCTGTCCGTCTTTAGGTAACCACAACCTCCCGTATTTCTCTATCCCTTGATCAACTGTTGCCATTTATGAAATTTATACTAAACTAATCTGGATGGAGAAAAAGCGCAAGAGCGGAGAGCGGGATTGGGACGCGCCCGAAAACCGTATTAAAAAACAGAATGCATTTCGACTCTACGCCGCTGGTAGGGATTTGCCAGAGGTGATGAGGGCTTTGGAAACCAAGCATAAACCCACTCTTGAGAAGATGATCTATAGCGAGAAGTGGGATGACTATGCCAAAATCTGGCAGGAAAATCCCGAAACAGAAAACCTCTACCCTTGGGATAAAGAGCGTCCAGTGGCCCTAGTTGCACCTCCCGCCAGAATGGAGGAGATGGATAAAAAACGCAGGCTTGAGTGTATTAAGGGATTCTCCATGTATTGTTCGGGGCGCACTCTGCGGGATATTGCCGAGGAATTAAAGGTTAGCGAATCTACTGTTTGTTTGTGGCGGGATACTCAACGCTGGATTCAGTGCCGCGAACGTCTGGTCAACGAGCAATCTCCCGCCCCTTGGGAAGATGACGGAGTTCCTTCTGTTATGTCAGAAATCACGGCATCGCTGGAAACCATGAAGAAATCGATTAAATTTTTGACTGGCAGGGTTCTGGTGAAGGCTGCTGATGCCGCGCAAGATCTGGATGGCATGGAAGCTCTTGGCATGATGAGGAACATCAAGCAGTTGGCAGAAGCTGCCGCCATCAACTTTTCTGAAGGCAACAACCAACAAAATGCAATTCAGATCAACATTGCTACCAAGCTTGAATCCATGAAAATTCCCGAAAACAACACTTATGAAGCGGAGTTAGTTGTCAATGAATGAATCTCCAAAATTTTGCTACGAGAGAAAATCGAATGTCCCGCCACAAGGATGGTGGGTAAATTGTCCGATTGTGGGCGAGCCTGTTCGCGGAGGTGATTGGCATGATATGGTTGCGAATTGCGAGAAGCTTCTGATCTCCAAAAACATTACCCCACCCGTAGATCTTGTATCACAAATAGAACACAATCTTTGTGACAGAATGGCTGGAAACGAAAACTGTGTGCCGTGTACTCAAGAAAAACAAACTTTGGGGTTTTCTCAAATTGTCCGATGGGTCAAGGCGATGTATCACTTTGCCAAAGACAACAAGTTTCAGCTAGTCGATCAAGACGAAGCTGAACGGCGAGCTAAAATTTGTGCGGCTTGCCCTTATCAAATCGCCACCTCTGGTTGTTGGGGGTGTAAGGGTATTGCGGGGATGCTTCCGCAAATTGCGGGAGCCAAGACCACCTCTTATGACCAACAACTCAAGGCTTGCGGTGTTTGCGGATGTTATAACGCCGTGAGCGTCCATCTTCCAGTTGACACACAGGGCGGAGAAGGATTGAACTTCCCAGCCTTTTGCTGGAAGGCTACGCCACCTCAAATCGGGTAATCGCCTTGTTGAAGCTCATGTTGGCCACGCCTGTCGGGCCGTCCCGATGCTTGCCGACAATAAACTCCATGGTGGGATTCTGCTCATGGTCTTGAGCATCTTCGCTGTGAAGCATAATGACGATATCTGAGTCCTGTTCGATTGCTCCAGATCCCTTGAGGTCTGAAAGGCTGGGGCGTCCTCCACGCTTGTCTGGGTCGCGATTAAGTTGAGCCAGCACCAGAACGGGAACCTTGAGGGTCTTGGCCAGATCCTTGATGCCACCGCTAATCTCTTCCACCTCGCACACGCGATTGTCTTTTCCACGCTTGCTATCGCCCTTAACCAACTGGAGGTAGTCAATGATGATGAGGTCTAGCGGAGTGCGCTGGTGGGCGCGGCGAGCTACCGCCTTGAGATAGCCGATAGATTTGGCCGAGCTATCGTCGCAGATGATTTCGGATGCTTGGATTTCTTGCACAGCCCTTCCAAGGGATTGTTTCTGATGCGGGGTCACTCGACCAGATAGAATGTCAGCAGCGCCCACACGCGCCCGCGAGCGAATCATGCGCTCCATGAGGGCAACGCTTGTCATCTCCAAAGAGAAGATCAAGACCCGCTTCTTTTGGTTAAGCGCCACGTTTTCAGCAATCTGAAGGGCGCTGGCCGTCTTGCCAACCGCTGGCCTTGCAGCCAAAACAACCATGTCTCCGCCACGCAAGCCAAACATGAGAAGATCATCCAATGGAGTGATGCCAGTGCGAATGCCGATACATGGTTTTCCAGCAATCGTGGATTCGATGTTCTGGGCAGCGCGATCCAAGGCATTGTTGATGGACAGTTTGCTGCCGTCATCCATCTCGTAATCGGCCCGCATGACGGTGGTCTCTGACCAGTTCTTGAGTTCTTCAATCTTTAGCTCGCGGTCTCTGGCCTTGTGAACCATGTCATTAGCCAAGTATTCCAACGACCTTCTGTAGCGGGCTTCCTCAAGCTTGGGGTAGTAGCGTTTCCAGTTGTTATGGGCTACACATGAAGTTGCAACTTCTGTAATCTTTTGTTCACCCCCAACGATATCGTATTCGTTGGCAGCTTCGATCTCTCCTTTAACATTGATGATGTCAGCCTGCATCCCCTTGGCGATACAGCGCATTACCGCCCGAAAGATGATCTTGTTCTCCTGAAGGTAGAAATGATCTTCCTTTATGGATAAAAGGATCTCACGCTGATCCTCTGACGGGGCATGGCAGAGGCAGGAAAGGATGGCGGTTTCGGCGGATGGTTCAAAGATGACTTCTTGCATAGGAAGCGTTAGACAGCCTCTTGGGCCTTTCGTTCACGCTTTCTTTGCAAAATTTCCATCATCGCCTGCCTGCGGCGTTCGCGCTCTGCTTCCGAGATTATCCGCTTTTTTTTAGCTTTTTTGAGTGATTTACGCACCACTTTTGAAGCTTTATCACAAACCGTCCCACTTTGTGCATCATTGTTGACGCTTTGCTCTAATCCCATGGAATCTGACGGCATTGGAAACCCCTCTTGTGCCATCTTATGTAGCGATCCGTCCTTACACCCGTGGATGACCACTGCTTGGCTGGAGATGATTCTATCTGGGCAAGTAACACCCTGAACAGCTTGGGCTTCGGGGTCTTCGGCGTAGAAAACAATTTTCCCATCTTTCCATTGGTAGTTCACGCTTTTCCAGTAGGCTCGGATAAGCGGCGTGTCGCGGCCAATCTCCATGAAGTTCCATCGGCAACGAACATCCCAAGGCTCTGGAACATTTCCCGATTCCCTATAGGCCAAATTGTAGGTTGATAGAGATTGGGCTGAAGGACAAAAGTCCAAGAAATTGGGAGGATACACCGCGCTTCCAACGATCATCTTGTAGATGTTCTTTCCATTGGAAGCCATTCCGCCTTCGTAGAGATGACCAAGGATACCGACTTTTTTGTGGTATTCGGCGTCGAGATCGTCAGCCCATCCTTCTTTCATCGGAACGCAGTCTGGCTCCCAGAAGTAGAATGGGGTATTAGTTGAGTACATGGCAGCAGCCACATCGGCAAACATCTGGTTCGGGCCAAGAGGCCAACCATCAAATCCGTCTTGGACAAACAATTGATCTACTTCGGGAAAGCTTTTCTTTAGTTCTTGGATGATATCCGAAGCTCCAGATGTATCCTTCGTACAGCATAAAGTCGCCTTATGTCGCATATTTATGCCAAAAGCTGTAATCGCCTTGGCCGACTCCATGGCTAATTCGGCGTCACCATTATGGTAAGCAAAGGCAATATTCATTGCGCGTCGAAGTTAAGGGGCCAGCTAGGATGGATAGGGTCTTCCAGCCTCACCCTAACGTTTTTGTAGCCATGGGCCATGAGTCTTTGGGCTTCTTGGTTGGCCTCCTCTTTACTCATGCCAAACCTGTCCAGTTCCACAACTTTCTCTCCGTGGCACACAAGGTATGTTTTTTCTTTATCGCTCATTTTTTCTTTTTCTTGGCTTCTGCTTGGTTGATGTATTTTTGAAATGATTCGGCGCAATCTCTGGCCATTTCGATTTCTGATTCTGGGTCAAAGAAGTAACCGCCACGTTCAGCGAACAACGCTTCCATTGGCATGGGGGTTCCTCTACGAAACCGTGGGCCAACCACGAATGGGGAGACGGAGTCTTCATTGATAACAGTTAAGACTACTTTGAATCGGGCCATGGACTCCAATACTTAATCACACGTTCAAGGATATGTCCAATCCCGCTCCATCCATGGTGGGGATGGTAGTGGCAGGCCCACTTCAATGGAGGGTTTGACTCGTCGTTTTTGATGAGATAGATTCCCTCTGCATCGGGCTTTGTATTATTGTAATCGTTCCAAGTGATCATAGTAGGTATGACAAGAAAAACTCCACTTCGTTCAAAAACCCCACTTAAACGCAGCGGAAGGTTGCGGAGCGCATCCCCCAAACGCCAGCGTGAATACAACGAGTATGCAAAGGTAAAAAAAGCCTACTTGGCACTGCATCCCATATGTGAGAAATGCAAGAAGGCGAAGAGTCAAGACATCCACCATAAAGCGGGCAGGGCGGGGCGTTACCTTTGTGACTACAGTCTTTTTGCCGCGCTTTGCCGATTGTGCCATGATTGGTGCCACGCTAACGGGCGGGAAGCCCGCAAGCAAGGTTGGATCATTGATACAGTTCATGTTCCTCAGTATCTGGCGGAAGAGCCTTCAGAAGCTCAATCTCATAGCCAAAGTCAGGCTCATACTCCCGAATAATCGGATTCCAAACCCTGCCCTTGGGGGCTGTCCAGTTGCGGAAGGCGTCCACGGCATTAACCCAGCTTGTTTCCAAAGGAGCATTCCACTCATGTTCTGGTGGGAAGTTCCAAGGATAGGGGCGGGGTGGATAGGAAACACAACCACTTGTAATAAGTAGTGACAATCCTATCCCTGCTCTTTGAAGTCGTAGAACCATAGCTCCTCCTCGCTTTCGCTAACCCATCTGCTGCCTGTATGCTCACAGCTAAACTCTTGGCTAAAGACCCTCCAGTCGGGTTTCATGGGAAATTGTTTGGCGATAAACGACCCACCGTCCATCCATAAAACACGGTTGTTGGGTTGTAAAAAGTATTGACCACCTTCTCCTACCAATACATGTCCGCACTTATGCCCAGCCGCCATCTCTCCGTAGCCAGAGGTATAGTGGGGGCCGAAACACCAGTCCAAGGTGAACATATATTTTGCTTTTTCAAAGGTTTTGTTCTTTAGCATGATGTTTGCCGCCCGATTCTTGCAGTAGTCCAAGATGTTAACCGAGCAGTAGTAGCTCATGGAGTCCCATAGCTGTATCCAATCTAGCGGGTAAGACGATCCTCCAGTATCCTCTGCATGGAGGTAATGAATCGGGACTCTAGCATGCTGGCTTCCGTATTCAGTCATTACACTAAACAACCCACACCGCTGGGGGATCGAGGTGAAGGCAAATACCTCGACTAGCTGTCTATCCCTGCTGACGCAGGGTTCCAAGTCATAAAAGAACCCCTCATCTACAAAAGCAAAGAAGGTGGGGATATTGACGTTGAGATAGTTACTCATTGGTCGGCAATTTTACGCAAGAGCCTTGTCTGCTCGCGCAGTTCATAAAGTTGATTGTTGGCTGTAATCTCCGCGCTCATGCGGGCGTTTGATTCCGCCAACTCCGCATTGATGCGGCGAAGAGTCGAAAGATATGTGTCCTCTTTGGGTTTGATATCCACAGATCCGCTGATGACCTGTATCCGCCCCGAATCCAAATCATAGACCGTCCCATTGAACGATCCATCTTGGGCAAGGGTATTACTCAGTAATAGGGGTATTAGTAGTAGTTTTTTCATAAAGAAATTGGAAGCGGGGTGGCGCAACTTCATTGGCCCCCAAGCCTTTGAAGCCTTTGCATTTTCATGCCGAGTCTCCCCGCCTCCAAAAATTGGGAGAGGACTCAGGTCGCTCAACCCCGCATTCGCAGTGTTGCCCTCAATGATCCTCTCCGAAGTATCCATAGATACATAGACCATAGCCCCTTCGGGGCGTTCAATGTTTTTTCTTCTTTTTTCTTTGGGGGGTATTCGGCGGGCTAAAGCCGTGCGCCCGCCTATTATTGCGGCTCCGTTTCGCTTAACCCCGAATCGCCGCCGTCATTGGATTAATAATTCCTTGAGCTAGATCCGACCGATTGACCACACCTCGCCCCCGCAGGGGCAAAGGCATAGTCAAAATTGGATTCTCATTCCTATGAGTGAGTCCTCCGCTTTATTCCACAGATCACGATCTAGGCTCCGAAGCCGCTAATAGACCTTCAAACAATCGCAATCGACCTCCGAGGGTATTATCCCTCGCGCTTACCAGAGTTTCTCTGGATTCCCACGCCGCAATGTGTTCAAGCGATGGGACGGATGGCTGACCTGAGCGTTCGGCGGTTTGATCCTTGCATACCTAGGGTCACAGGTTTTAGTGGCGTATGTCGCGCCCACTTTGCGCTTGTCCTTCCAGACATGCGGAGGCTACGGCACGTTCAAAATTAAGTCAAGAAAAGAAAAAGGGTGCGGCTCCGAAGCGGGGTCTGGAAAGAGACAAGCGCAACAAAATGGAACCGCACCCAGATGCAAGGATCGACGCAGAGTAACGCCAGTGTTGTAGAGTGTCAACAAGAGAGTAATATGTTTCTATGGATAAAGAATCCTATAGATCCTACTTGAGAACGCCTTATTGGAAAGAAGTAAGCCGTCTTGTGAAAAAACGGTTCGGGTGGAGGTGTGGGGTTTGCAATAGTCCCCTAGAACTTCAGGCCCACCACCGCACCTACGAACACCAAGGAGACGAACTCAACCATCTGGATGACCTGATCTGTCTATGCAAGATCTGCCACAAATTGTTCCACAAGGAACAAAGGAAAGCCCGTAAACCACAGAGGGCGCAGAAACGAAAGTCTCCACGCCCCCGAAATATTAATATTTGACGGCGATTAAAGCCCAGCTACTGTGTAATGTCAATACATAATTATATGATCAACACATCTACTCTACCTACTGAAATTCAAGAAAACCCCGAAATCACCATTGGCGAACTGGCCGTAAAACACGGATCAAGCTACCATGCCATGGCTTCGGCGCTGAAGCGGACGGGTATTCGGGCGAGGCGCAAGAAAACTACCAAGAGGCGTCTGTCCAATGGGGGAAGGTCTTTCAAGATTCTGGGTTTTATTATGAACAACCCCGAAACCAACTTTACTGCCGTTGCCGAAGTATTCAATTGTACCCGCGAGTATGTGAGCCAGATTGAGGCCATCGCCCGTGAAGAGGGGATCATTAAATGACTGTTGGACGAGTCTATTCCAACATCAACCCCGTCCATGCGGATGTGTTTGAGGTATTGCTACAGCAGAAAGAAAGGCAACTGGAGAAGGCCCGCCAAGCACTTATGATGTGCATCGCCCCCGACCCCGAAGCCGAAAAACTTAAAGAGGAAGTATTGCTTGAGCAATGAAAGAGAAACTTAAAGATATAGATCGCGAAACAATCAACCTTGTGATCTCCGTTTTCGTCCA